GCAGTTGCTTCAGCATCACCCGATAAAGCAACTGTTAGAACAGTTCCAGCTTCATATTCTACATCGGTTGTATATTTTTCTGCCAAGTCAGCATACTTAGCTGAGGTTGCAGTACCATAGATTGTTCCGAACCGATTTGCTGTTTGTCCAATATCGCCAGTACCATTTGCTCCAGTTTTAAAAATTGAGGCGACTGATACAAATGTTGCTGCGGTAACAGAATTTACAGAAAGTGTAGCAGAAGTTGAAATATCAATAAGAGGGTTTCCTGAGATACCATCTCCATTAACAATAGTAATTCCATTTGTGCCAGCAGTAAATGTTCTCTCAGTAACTGAGCCAGTACCTAGACGAGTATAAAATCCTGTAGAAGCATTAGCACCAGCAATAGCAGTCAATTCATTAGAGAATGGTTGAACATCAGAGCCGATAGATAATCCTAAATTGGCTCTTGCTCCTGTAGCATTTGATGCGCCAGTACCACCATCGGCAATCGCCAAGTCAGTTATACCAGAAATAGTTCCACCAGTGATTGCAATACTATTAGCATTTTGGGTTGAAACAGATCCTAATCCAAGACCAGCTCTTGCTGTAGCTTCTGTGGTTCCACCTGTTCCGCCATTATTGACAGCAACAGTTCCATTAACATTACTAGCATTACCAAAAACTGTGCCAGTTAGATTTCCTGTAATATTACCAGTAACATTACCAATTAAAGTTGTAGCAGTAATAGTTCCTGCAGAGAAGTCGCCGTTTGAATCACGAACAACTACAGTACTAACAGTATTTGCTGTGGCTGACTGAAATCCATCAATAGTGTCAGCATCTAATCCAGAGCCTGAGCCATCAACTGTTTTGATTTTGGTCAAAACATCCGCAGCAGTATAGTTTGCTGCAGTTAATTTTGTTCCAACTTCAACATTAATATTGTTGAAGTTGTCGTCGACCTCTTGGTTTGTAAGAGGACTACCTTTAACATTTCGAAGAACGATTGTTGCCATTATTCTTTACCTTTAATCAGTATTTTAAGCATTTGCTTAATTTCAGTCATATCTTGTTCTAAGTTATTTATTCGCTCAGATTGACGACTTAATTCATTAGTTTTAGACAAAGCTGCCTGCTTGTTTTTAATATAATTTTGATAATCAGAAGTATTATTATTTAAAATTGCATTGGAAGACACATCCCTAACAAGAGATGTGTTCTGTTCAACTTTTAATAATTGTCCCATTATGAACAAGCAATTACACGGAGATCCTTGGCTTTAGGAATCTCAGAACTATTTGTTGAAGTCATAACTAACTTAACAGTAAATGCATCAAATGGAGTTATGTCAGTCAATGTAAAATCAACATCAGTAAACTCAGTATTTCCATATTCAACTTTTGGAACTGAACTTAAATTGTCAGGACTTATTTCTGCATAGTTGATTGTACTGTATGCATTTTTGTTACCAACAGCAGAAGTTTTGTAGTAAACTCTTAAATTAGATTTAGTTGGAACATTAACAGCAAGTCTAATTTTTAATGTTGTTGCTGGAGTTGTTAATCCAATTTTCTTAGTTACATATTTACTATGTGTAGAACTACCGAGTGGCGATATTTCATCAACAAATTGATTTCTTAATACAATAGTAACTGTTGCACCAGCACTAGCAGTAGCACCTGTATTGAAAACTGTTACTGAGGTAGTTGTTCCATTGTCGACTACACTCGTTACTCTAAATGTTCCGTTATTTGAAGCAGAACCTGCGCCACTAACAGTTATAAACTTTCCAACTTGAATTGTTTGTAACAATCCACGAGCAGTAGAATTAGTTGAAGAAATTACACAAGCATTTGTTGCTGTAGTAAATGCAATAGTTGTATTCGCAGATAATAAAGTAATATCATCCAGAGCAGATTGGTTTATTGTTGATTCGCTTGGCGAATTAATTGTATTAGAAATTGCAACTAAACTTACTCGATGGGTATCAATTATTGGCGATAGCGCATCGTTATCAGTTGACATCTGACACAATAATGTAGCAGAAGGATTTCCGCTCAACAAACTTGATTGATTCTGCTCAGATGCGATCAACCTTGGAGTTGAGAAATAGTTAGTATCATTAGGAATGATTCCACTAAAGTTTGCATCAATCGCATAAGGGGATTCTGAACCATTTACCGATTTACCACTAGTTGTTTTCATTGAAAACAGTGCAGTTGTATCAGAGAAATTCTGAGATTGAATGATCGGTTGAACTGCGTTATATACAGCATTTTGATTAGCAGTAACAGTCAAACCACCAGCATAACCTCTGGCTGTTGCATTGTTTGTGCAAGTAACAATATATGAGTCATTATCAACGATAGAAGTTATTGTATGTGACTTATATACTTCAGTAGATGGAACGCCATTAATTGATTCAACAATTTTAAAGGCAACACCAGAAGTGATTGTAATTGCAGCATTAGAAACTAATGTTAGCGATGTGTTACTTGCTACAGAAGAAACAATACCAATGTAAGCATTATCGCTTGCTCTACGGAGAACATCACCCTTACCAATAGTAGTGGTTCCAATATCAGTTTCAAACACTGTGCTAGAACCAGTAACAGTAGTACTACCTGTTGAACAAGTAATAGTTCCAGCTGAAGCAGCTACACCATTTATTTTTGTAGTATCTGAATTAGAAATAGTTACATAAGAACTTGCAGCAAAACCATGGTTCTTCTGATACACTTTAACTTTTGGAGTTCCAGTATTAGTTTCGAATGGGTCTTTATCTAGAATTTGTGTTGGCAACACATCATTAATAAACTCAACAGCACCAACAACACTAGTATCAAATTTAGCACGGTAAATAGTAAACTTCAAATCTTGGTCTTGATTTGCAGTCCAAGTAGATCCGTTTTGAGATTTAAATAATACACCAGCATATGGTTGCTCAGAAATAAATCTGCTAGAGTTAGGAATCTTATCGCCAGTGTTAGAGATCCAAACATTATATCCATTAGAATCACTTGATAAAACAAGACAGTATTCTTGATTATTTTGAACATAAACAGGAGATGGGAATGTGAAAGTAGTTGGTGTATCGTAACTCTTAGCAACAGTTCCATCAGGCATATCCACTGTATTTGTAGATATATTAACATTTTCTGGTTTTAAAGAAACCTTAGAGAATGGTAACACATATTTTCCTGGATATCCATTGACAACTTCACGAATCTCAAGATTTACTGGAATGTTCGCATCTTTAGTTGCAAAATAAACATCAACTTTAGTTAAGAATGCTCCACCTTCTTGTTGAACGAGGAATGTCTGAGCCAGTGGATCCCACCAGCCTGTGTCAGAAACAATACGCTCAGAAGTTTGAGTAATTGTATCATTTTGGGAAGTTGGTTCAGATGCTAATACTCCATTTCTGGTAGCAATAAATGTTGCTTGTTTAGTTTCCAGAATACCTTGAGCATAGTAATTACCCTTACCTCTTGAAGTGTAATCAAAACTTGGTGCGGAAGAAGCATCACTTAAAACAAATTCTCTTTGTCCAGTTCTAAATCTAAGATTTTCGCCTTGTGGAATATTAAATATTAACTGCACTTCACCATTCGCATTGGTAATAACATCATCACCAGAAACTGCAGTAGTTGATACAGTTCCAACTGTGGCAGAAACACCACTAACGCTACCAGTAATAGTTTCGGCAGATTGGAATGTTCCAGAAATATTAACTACATAAATTGCTCTTCCAGTTACAACACCAGAAGTATTAAATGTCTTATCGCTTCCAACAACAACAGCTGTTGCGCCAGAAGTTCCACCAGTAATAATATCACCACGATTTAAACATACCTGTGTATCGCCAGAAATACGACGAGCTGTATTCACTGCATTACCACCAACATTAGTTGTATGGTCAAAGTTTACAGCACCAGTGTAGGTTATCTTTGTTGCTGGAGTGCAATAATCAGACACATCAACATTATCAAAGAATGGTGTAAACTTAGTAGATGGCTTTAATCCTCTTGCCTGAATTAGAATATTTCTTGAACGAATATAAGGGATAACAGCACTTGAAAGAACTTTATCTTCAACTTGTCGTTTGTCAATCTTAGCAACAACTCTAGTGTTAATACCTGTTCTTGAACGATTAACTTGTTGGGCGAATGTTTCTACTGTAATCTGACGAGCATTACCCCAACCAGTAATACCAAATCTTTCTTGTAGTTGGGCTTGGTCTAAATAAACATCGCCTTGTCTTGATGCCCAGTTTCCACCAGTAGTATATTGAATACTACCTTGTCTAATTGGTTCGCCAAGATATTGATTTTGCCAAGAATTCCATACTGTTCCAAGAACACCTGCTTTTTCAGCAAGAGTTGCGATAGCATTAAAATCACCTTCTTCATTTTGAACAATGTCAGGTCTGCGATCGGTTTCGAACCACTCATCGGAAGAAGGATTGATATCAATATTACCTAAGAAAGTAAAAATAGCAAACGGATTAATATTTTCTGTTCTTGATGCATATGGCTGGTCAACTAATTTTGGTTGATCAATTACAGGTAAAGTAATTACATCGCCATACAACTTATAGTTTGCAGAAGTTCTTCCAGCAGTAGTAGTTTCTTTTTCAATTAAATTAACATTCTTCATTGAATAGAATGGACGAAGCTCGTTATTTTCCATGTCAATAGCACAGAAATAATCAGAAGAAACTACATCACCAGTAGAATGACCAGAAAAATTATCTACAATAAATCCATTTTTAAATCTGTTTAACCCAGTAGTTGAGTCAATAATTTCTAAAGACTGAGTTTCTTGTTCTAACAATGTTAAAGATGTATAGTATTCAAGATTATCGATACGCTTCTCTAGTTTACCAATGTCGCGCATTGTGTAACGCTTGTTATCATGTTTAGTAACAATAACGCTTGTAGATTTAGTACCGAATGTGTATGGTTCTAACTGAATTGTATAAAGAACCATACCTAGCGATGGATCTTCTGGTAATCCTGGATTTAGTGAAGGAACACCAGTAATACTGAAGAAATTGCCATTAAAATCTAATGCGATCTTATCAGTTCTGCCCAAATAATATTGGAAGTCTGATTGAATATCAATACCACGCTTCGGTACCAATGATGTTGATGCGCCAGATCCAGTGTACGCTAAACCAGTAGTATCAACTCTTGGTCTAAAGTCTATAGAATCCCGCAACTGTGTTGGTCCAAATGTAGGAATTTTCTTATAGTCAATATCGCTATAAGAGTTTACTGTAAAATAATCTCCAGTACCATGAGCAAAGTATTCAAATTCTACTCTAACTGGAGCATTTGGTGCAGTAAATGAAGGTTTTAAAACTAACTTAGCCAATCCATAAAATGTTGGAGTTTGTCCATCATCAAAGTTATAGTGGTCGCTAATATCAGTAGTATAATCTGATGATGTTGGAGATGAACCAAAAGCGAATCCAGTGGCTTTCTTAATACTAATAATTCTATATCCATCAGCAACACCTAACGATAAAATTGGATTAGTCGCTAATGCTTGTGTTGTAAATGTAACAGAAGTATTTGTTAATGTTTTAGTTTTTTCTGTTGTAGATGCTAAAGTTTTTGTAACTGTTCCGATAACAATAAATGCTCTTGATGCATAAGTGTCAGCCAAAGTAAATGTAACAGAAGATCCTGATGTGGAAATATTTGTAGGGTCAATAGCAACAGTCGATCCAGTTGTATTATCAATTAACTGGTAGTTATCAGTTTCTGCACCTGAACCCATTGTTCCAGAACCAGTTGAAACTGTTAGTGTACAGAAACCGCCAGATCCAGAAGATGTTGTTCCAGTAAATCTCTCATAAACTGCATATGTTGTTTGATTTGTATTATCTGCAGCACGAGCAGATTTAATTGCGTAGTATGGGAATGGGAAAATTAAAGTTTCATTGTTTGGTTCTTTAATTTCAGTAGTAACCCTGTCAATAGTAACACCAGTTACTGTTGCGTTGGCGTCAATAGTTAAAGAAATTTGCGAAGCAATTGCTGTAACTCTACGATAAGTTCCACCAAGAGAAATATAATCTCCAACTGCCAAGTCAGTTAAGAATGATGTTCCTGTTCCAGTAACTGTTGTGCTTGTTGCTGCAGTCGCCGATCCGATTAATCTAGTGGCAACTGGAAGGATATCAGCTGAAAAACTTGTTGCAGTGCTTCCGCCAGAAAAATATATGGATTTTACATTTTGTTTAAAATCGTATCCAGAAATCATCTGAATATCAAATAAACCAAGTTTATATTGAGCAGCAGTAGTGCCGATAGTTCCGTTATGCCATTCAATAAAACGAACACGAGCTGTTCCAACTAATGTTCCAACTCCTGTTCCAGGGACTGGAGATGCTAGACCTGTTGTCGTAAATCTGTTATATAAACTAACTGTTGCAAAAGTATGAACTGGTGGCGCACTATTAATTGAATTAACTAAAACATAGTTACCAACAGTTTGTGGAATAATTGCATTATCTACTTGAACAGTATGCGAAGCACCACGAGCTTTGTCGATATGAACATAAGAAGTAGAAACTTTTTCAATTTCATAACCTTGAACATATGCTTTTCCTGGATCAAGTGCAATGGCTAATTGATTGTCTGACCCTGTTAAACTTACACCACGATTATAATTTGGTGATTCAGTATATTCCCAGTTTACACCAGTTGATCCTGATCCATCGTATGCAGTACCAGAAGTGTGTGTTGGTGGAACACTGTTTGATGATGTTGCAGTATTTTTAGCAGTATAGTAATTATTTCCATACTTAACGATGTCGCCAATTAAATATGATGTGGCAGTTGTTGTCCATGTTCCGCGATTATTATTTCTTGCTTCGCGAACATCAATAGTAAATGGACGAACATCATAATTTCCTGATTCGTCATAAGTTCGACGAGCGAATGTTTTTTCTAATTCGCTATACTCTGTTTTCGTAACAATTCTTTCAATTTGTCCGTCAACAACACGAAGTAATTCAACAAAATTTTCATCATCCTCATCATCTAGTGCTTTTCTTGCTAAGATTAAATCTATGTGATAACGATGCGCACCAGGAGCAGCAAAGTTATATGATGTTTGAGCATTATCTAGAAGTGTTTCATCATCTTCTGGAACAATAACACTCTCAAGAATGTTTAAACCAATACGATAAGATGGAGTTGAAGAATACTTACTTAATGTAATAACTTGCTCTTCTCCAGTAACAGGGTCTGCGCATAAAACGAAATGACCATTTACATAATATATTCCTCGCTGAATTGTTGCAGTTGAACCAAGTCCTGTTGCAGCGGGAGTTCCTGGAGTTACATTTGGGATTGCTTGAACTGAATCTGTGCCATCATCGAAATCGATAACTTCGCCATCGGCAAAAACTTTAGTTGTTTTATCAGTTCCAGAAGAAATATAACGAACATATATTGTTGTTGGGTCAGTAGTTGTTGAACTTACAACATTAATAATTTGGGCTTTTACACCATTCGCTCCAGTAATAAACTTTCCAGTTGTATTTTGAATAAAAGATTCTGTTACAACAGCATTATAAGAAGAAGCCAATTTAACATAGTGGACTTTAGTATCAATGGAAACTTGTCCAGGAACAACCATAGCACCTTGTTTAAAGATGTGATTTGCCTGATTGGTAACTTGACCCTGAAGAATTGTTTGTAGCTGAGTTAATTCTCTTGCTTGAACTGCGAATGATGGACGAAACAGGATACGGTAAAACTTATTATCCACATCGTAATCGTCATTATATGGTTCGGTATTAAAATTTAGCATATTTAATTTCTTCTTTTAATGGTTCTAACTATTTAGTTTAGAATCTGATAACAGTTCTAATAGTTACAGTTTCGTCAGCTGATGGGGTAAATCCAGCTTTATTATCAATAAACAATAGATCTCCAGAGTATTTATCAACTGTTGGAGCATTTACTGCTGCAACACTGAAGTATTGATTATTTTCGTTAGTCATAATATCGGCTGTAACTGGAGCTTCATTATCCAACGACTGAATTAATGCACCTGTTGTTGTAACTGAAACGATTCTAAACCTTCTTTGAAACACAACTCCACCCACTGTTCTTGGGGTGGTTAGTAACATATCTTTTGTAAAGTTTGTAGTATTAATACTTGCGCCAACAACATAACAAGCAGAACCAAGATTTGAAACGAATCGTTCATCTTGGCCGAACGATTTAGGATTTTTAATTAACCCAACCTGAC